CTACCCGGTGATTTCGCTGATATTCAGGTCCGGAACTGCGTCCGACCAGACGATTTCCGCGTGGTCCTTCTGGTAGTTTTTGGTCATGCTCTCACTGGCATGGCCGGCGATTTTCTGCCCATCCTTTCCGGCTTTTTGATACAGGTGCAGCGACAACGCCCGTACCTCATGGAAGCCCGGCATTTCCTCTTCTTTCCATCCCTTGTAACAACCAGCTTCGTCCCGAGCCTTTTTAAAAGCCCCGGTCAAATACCGTTCTTCGACCTTCGTCCAGTGATCCTTCGTCTCCGCCTGCTTCTGCTTTTTGCGATCTGGCCGGCGGTGGATTAGGTAAGGCGAAACGATGTCATCCCGGCACCGGCTGATGACGGCCTGGAGTTCTTCGGTCACTTTGAACCGGATCCATGCCGCGTCACTGGCCTTGGCTGTCTTCTGCTGCACCACATACAGAAACCCTTCCCGAACACCGTCGAATCGCATGTTGAGAATATCGGTGCGCCGCTGCGCTGTGATCAGTGCCAAGTCGATCGCATTCTTCAGCCAGGTTGGCGATTTCTCCCTGATGGCTTTTAAGCCCTCGATGGTGTGCCGCTTGCGCTGTTTCTTCTCGATACGGTTGATGGTGCTGGCCGCCGGATTGTCCGGGCACAAGCCCTTGGACGCTGCGTGATTGAATATGTCAATCAATAGGGCTCGGCACTGGTTAGCCGTGCGCGGGGTGAGGGCATCCAGCATTTCCGCGATCATTCGGATCGTGATTTGATCGATCGCTTTACCTTCGAACTGTTTCCGGAAACGACGGAAGTGTACCGAGTAGAGCTCAAGCGTTCCTTTGGCAAGCTCGCGCTCGGGGAGGATGTCGCGCTCATAGATATCGAGGAATTCAGTGAACAGCATCGACGCTCCGCTGAGCACGTTACCAACGAGATCAGCACCGCGCATGAACTCCAGGTTCAGCTGCTTCGCTGCGTCGATCGCTTTGATTCGGTCGGTGCCGAATTGGAACCACTTACCGTCAGTTGGCCGCCGATAGCGATAGGTCGAACGCCGGGAATCGAAGTACAGGTTCTGCGGCAGGCTTTTGTTCGCCTTGTTGCGCGGCCGTGGGACCATCATGCAGCTCCTTTTAATACCATCGCGACCAGGTCGTTTCCTGCCGACTTGCTGAATGTCGTCCAGTCGACGTACCAGAGTTTTCCGATCTGCTCGCCGGGTACCTGACCGTTTCGGATGTAGTTGCGGATCGCTTGGGGGCACGGGGGCGTGCCGTTCTCGCCCCAGCGACGGCGCCGGAACTCACTGATCTTGATCAATTCTCGGTTCATTGATTGCCTCGGAAGCCGCGACGGATCGGCTCACGTCGTGATGGATTAGGCGGTCGCCGACGGAGCTCGACGCTGAGGGAGGGCTTCTCCCTCCCATGGTCCTGGTTTCCCACGTATCACTCCATACTGCTTGTAACGTTGAGGTCTTTTGCTGGAGAACAGCTTCTCACAAGCCTCAAACAAAGCTTTTTCACTCTTGATGGCAATCAAGTCTTGCCCTGCAATCGACCCCACCTGAATCCATCCTGACTTGTCGCGACCATAGTTCTCAGTCTTGAGCAGCCGGTAACGATTTCGGTGCCCGGTACTGGGAGAAGAGGTCTCACTGTTCAGGTAGAAGTGGACTCCATCGCGGTATGTGCGCAGGATTGTTTTAGCCATTTTGCAGCTCCGGTCTGAATACTGAACGAAGATTCAACAGCTTGATGCCGCACGCCTTCGCTAACTCCTGCAGACCCCTCACGGTCGTCTGCTCCCGCTTCATCGCCATGCCTAGGTCTATCAGGCGTTGGCCAAACTCAGCGAATTCGTTTGCTTGGATTTGTGCTTGATTGGTCAGGGTCCGTCCTCTCAGTTGGGGTTGTCTACAGGGCAATTTCTCCAGGCGAGCAAGCACCTGCCGCGTTGTTGGCGTTCGCAAAGTGGTTTGGAGAGCTCTGCGGTGACCCTGTAGAAAACACAAATTAGCAACGGCTAAATAAAATAGCAATACACATTGCTAAATTATTGCTTTACCTTGCTCACCCCTATGGAGTGAAGCTGCTTTGAGTGCTCCATGACTGGTCATCGGCTTGGGTGGATGAGCCAACATTTTGGCGCGACGTACGCAGCTCAATACTGATAGGCGTAACGTACGCGTTACAGCTTCTTGGCTCGATTCTTGAGGGAGGAACCGTTCATCAGAAATTAGGATGAAAACGCCACCATTCCGTGCGCCGTTAATCAGAAGCTATACAGTGATTTCAAGCACCGTTATTAATGGTGTTACAGACATGAAACAACCAGGCCAAAGACTATGAAGCGAGAACATCACCCGTTGCCGCACGATCATTCTGCTGAAGAGGTGAATTTCGATCTCGTGCGTATGCAAAAAGCTATCGGAGGAGAGAGGTTCACTATGCCCGAGAATATGTCCCGGGAGGACTTCCGTGTATGGATGCGCGAGAATGCTGAAAAATGCCGGGCCAAGTAGACTTCAGCGATCACTTTATCCAGATATACACAGCACTTTCGGAGGACGAGAAAGATCTGATTGATGATTTTATCGATCACTTCAAAGCGCATGGGTTGCTAAAGTTCAGGGGCAAAATAGGCCCGACCGATGCTGTCCCCCAAGGAGATCCGGATCGGGTCAGAAAGATACGTTTCGCTCAGCTCAATAAACTCTGGCATGTTCACATCGGATACCCTCGATGGAATCCATGCCGTAATCCGCTCGCCAGTTATCTCACCTCCGATTTTGTGGTTCACTTCCAGAGGCTATCAAGCTCCCACATCGCCCTTGTGGATTACAGCTCGCACAACCCAATGCGACAGCCTGACGGGAAGTGGCTTTTCAAGCAGCGCTGATGCCGGGCCGAGACATCCTCACCTTGCTGGCTACTGAGCCCCGTTGAATCCCGACACGCAGAGGGCGGCGGCAACATGATCTAAATTTGCTTTGTCTCGATCGAAATAGGCAGCCCCCGTATGAGTAATTGCGAGCTGATGATTTCCTATCTCGACGAGATCCACCAAAGCAAATAGCTTGATCAGTTCCTCTCCTACAGCTTTACCTATGGAGCGCGCCTCGCATTCGTTGCCATCAGCTATCATCGCCAAAAAATCCTCGGCCTCATCCCGTGTATTGAAGAGCTGCAGCAAGTCGATAGACCAGGATTTGCCGTGGTCGTGATATCGCACGATGTCTGGCTCTCCATCGCTCAGAAGGTAATAGGCGCTCTTTTGCCCGAGTGATTGAGTATCGGGATGATTGGGCCCTCTCCGAATGATCCAGGCGCCGTTTGGCCCCTTGGCACTGATATGTGGGATCAGCGCGAACTGCTCGATCGTCGGCTCATCCTCAAACGGGTAGCACCGTAGGGCGGGCCTACCGAGATGCAAGACTGTAGCCCCGCATCTCAATCTTCCTCGATGGCTCTCTGACGCGTCCCAATGTCCAAAAGGGGAGTACCTTGCCATCAACCGGATGATCGCGGGCACCAGCGTCTGGGATTTTTTACCCATCATGGGCGCAGCTCGAATTAGCCTGTGGTCACGGTCGCTGACCGCCGCTATCGGGATGGGCTCAAGATGGTCCCGGGTGAGCTCTACAAATTCCCACGCGATGATGCCATCCCTCTCTTGTGCCGCTAGCTGTTGTAGCCGCTCAGGCTCAATGTAGAGCTGTTCCGCCCTCAAAGGAATCGAGTCCGTCTCTCGTTCCGCACGGCCGGCGCTTGGGTCCGGGGTGATCGAATTAATCGGCGCTCTCCAATCACACCCAGGGCCGTTCCAGATCTGAACAGCGTTCTCGAACACGAGTCCAGCGGAGCTGCTCTCCGGCGTTCCAAAGTAGTAGCGAACGTATTGAGGCGTGCCGAAGAACGTCTTGGTCATAGAGGGAGGAGAGGGATGAGTTCCCTCAACCACCCTGTACTCGAGGACAAGGTCCAAGTCGCCACACATCAGTGCGCCGCGAGCGTAGGAGCCAACCACCCACAAAGAGGTGATCTCAACCAGGGAGGTCGCCGCTCTGTTGAGGAAATTCTTGTACGCAACCGTGCGGACGTATGCCTCGTCCAGCCTCTGGCAGATCCGCTCCAGCTTCTTGGTGAAGGATTCGCGGGGGTAGCGCTTTTCCAGTACGGCCATGCTCTTGTCTTTTCACGTAGGGTGAGGAGGGCGACCGTATCACTCCGCGCAGCTAAACCACCATTAGCAACAGGTACAACTAGATCTCTAACGCAGTCAGCAGATCGAGACCTTCGATTAAACAAACTCGATGTTCTTGCGAACACGCGATTCCTAACGACCCCATGAGTAGCCGTTTTGTCCGCAGTTTCTGGAAATAGACAAAAAAATGTCGTCAGCGGAATATTGCTTGGCCGCCCATGCGTCAAGGTTGGTTTGGATCACAGCTCTACAATTTTTTGGAAGCCCTGTTTTTCCATAAGTTGGTTCCGCATTGGGATCGCCTGGTGCTGTGAACCTGCCTACGGCTATTCCTATGATCAGAATCAGAACTACGTTCAAGTATTTCATTCTGTTGCCTGTGTGGATTGAATGCTGGTAACGTTAATGCGATAAATTGTTTTTTGCTTTTTGTACCATGTTAACGGCTGGACACTGCTGAAGCCTTGCAAGGTCGAGACCATTTTGGGCGCTTTTTTGATAGCTCTGAATAGATGGCGTTGATTAAAGCCGGTTCTGTTCCAATCGGGCTATATAAACCAACAACTCTGGGAATTGCTCCCATGTCGGTGTCCTTATACCGGTATATGTTAAGTCTGTTTGCTCCGATGGCAAGAACTCCATTTTCAATTGTTGTTTGATCAAGCTTGCTTGGCAGTGGCAGGGAGGAGGCTACCGTTTCTCCAGGGAGACCTATCGCCTGAACTGTGAGTGTTCCTGTGAGGCTGTTGGATTGTGCTTCGAATCCGATAGCACTCAAGCTAACCAACGGGATACCTGACTCAAGTGCAGTTACGTCAGCTGATAGTCTAAGTCCGACCCCAATGTAAACAGGGATGGTGACAAGATCTGCGTTTTCGGTGGCCGACGACGGTGTTTCCTTATTTGGATCGATGACTCTGACGTTATATCCACTTATCGCTAATCCTTCGCCGCGCGCATCACTAAGCTTTTTAGTGAAGCCGTATGCAATTGCAGAAACTAGGAAGGTGACTGGAATGGCATCCACATTCACATAGTCAAGAACTGCGCGATAACTCTTTCCCTTAGCTGTAAATTTTGCAGGTCCGAAGGACAAACCTCCAGATTGTTCGTAGCTGGCAACTGCAAATCTTACTGTAATGTCGGGAAGAGATTGAGAGAGTGGCGCAAAAGACTTAGGTCCTTTTGGGGCAGTAAACTCTGCACAGCTATCCGCTTCGAAATCTTGATCAATTGCCAATCCATCTAGAGGCACGTAACCATAATTAGAAGCTCTGGACGCTAAGGTATCTGGTAGAGAGGGATTTCGCCCTACCGTGGTGCATCCACTAACAAAAAAGAACACGCCACCAATCATTGCGGCAGACACAGCTTTGCCAAACGTAACTGATGATGCGTTCACTCCTCTTCGAAAGCTCCGGCTTAATCCGCGATATGACAACCGTTTTACATCCATTCTCATGCTCCTTTGGGGCGGATCTCCAGATGATGGCACTTTACCTCTACTAGGCCGCCTTCGAGGTATAGACCAATAGCGCGGTTTCCTCTATGCGCTACAGGAAAATTCCCAGGAAATCAGATTTCTCGGCTCTTGCACCCACTGGTATGCAGCCTCAAACCTTTTCCTGATCACTCCAATCTGCACAATTTCCGTGTCACGAATTGCGTCACCTTCCTGCCAAAAATCGTAGTGTTACATTTTGCTAACTGACGATAGACTGGATGCTATTGTGGTGGCTTATTGAGATTTATGGATGATTTTTTGAGGGAAGGGGATGAGCGAAGATTTTGAGAAGATTCGAGAGTTGTTTATTGAAGCAGCAGTTGATTTTACAGATGCTGCTGAGAGCTATGACTTCTTAAGTGATGATTTTTTGAAAGTCCAAAATGAGGTTATAGGGTTGCTTTCGATGATATCGGCCGTGGGCATGTCACGTAAGTTTAAGTCTGAAGAAGAATTATTTAATCTGTCTTTGGATCTTGGTGGTTTTGTTCTTGGACCATTGATTAGAGTACAAGATCATCTGGCTGAAATTTCAGGTAAACGCCCTGAAGCTGTGAAAGATTTTTCAGAATTTATTTTTAGCATTGCGCAGTTGTTTTTTATTCCATCTCAAAATTTAAAAAGGCGATACAGGTCAGAGAATGCCGCATTTAAATCATCTCTCGCAGTTGTCAATGAGATAAAGGATGCTGTCAGGGAAAGGGCAAGGACAATTGCAGATGAAAAATGGAAGTCAGACGCAAAAAAGAAAGAGTATCCCCGTCTATCGGATATGGCTGTGTACGTTCGGACACGGTTAGAAGGTGAGGGGTGGTCTGAGGATATGCCAAAGACTCTAGAAACGATTAAAGGTTGGCTTAGGCCGATGGCTCCCGCTTACGCAAAGCAGCCTGGACGCTCACCTAAATCATCCTGAGCGCTACGCTCAAGGGGTTTTCCGCCTGTGTAAACCCCTGTTAACGGTACGTACACAATGTTTTCCTTTGCTTTTTTTTTGAGTCAAATGAAGGCTCTTCCACTAGAGTCTTCAAATGGATATTTTTTCTTACGGCTATCAGCGGCGCAGCGTTGGGGTTCTCGGCGTACATCGGTCGAGGCTAAATTTACAGAGTTGGATGGCGATAAATAACGAATTGCAACGTAAGACGCCTCGGCTATTTTTTTGCCGGAGGCTCGCTATCACCAGTAAATGTCCGCAATTTCTCAGCTAACTGATCCAACTTTTTTTGCGTTTCCACCATGTATTGCATCATGTGGTTGGGAGACGGGTACATGCTGGTTATTTTTGAGTAAGTAGGACTCCCATCGATATCGGGACCACGCTCATCAACCACTGCGAAGTCTTTATTCGCTGGAACCGGAGTGGGGTTTTTTGGGGCAAAGCTTTCAATTAGCCGAGCGATGATCTCGGCATTCATCGATTTGCTGGTCTGCTCCGCAGCTTCTGCGAGCAGTTCGTGAAGATCCCTGGGGATCCGCAAGGTTATGCGGGTGTAGCGGTCGTCTTTATCCATAACGTGGAAATTTACACGAAAGTAGTGTCACACAACAGTTGACACTGAAATGGTGTCGTGTGATTCTGTTTGTGACACCATTTTGGTGTCTTATTTTGGAGGGGTTATGAATCTTACTGTTCGAGCAACCATCCGCATCCCCACTGATGTCGCAGATTGGTTGAGGGGGGAAGCCAAGCGTCAGAATCGCTCACTGAACCGACAACTGACGGAGTACCTGAAGGCGATGATGACAAGCACTAAGAATGAACAGGCATAAAAAAACCCCGGCGTGTGCAAACGCCGAGGTTCGGATGTGATTAATTTCGAGGTCAACCACATGAAACAGAATACGGCATCACAGGGAAAACTCAATGCTGGCGCTCTCAAGGTGTCGCTCACCGTTGAGAGCTCATTCGTTAGCTGCAATGTCGAGAGGCAGGAGTTGTTTGCGGTGCGTCCAGGAATTCCTACCGTGGATGCGCTTAACCAGGCGTCCTGCATTCTCTACAACGTGAGGGAGTCGCTATGTGAGGCAGGGATGCAGGAGATCACTATCTCTCCAGCTCAAGCATGGCTCCTCCACATGGCCGTCGAATCGGCCAAGGCGGTGATTGATTCTGTGGGTGAGGGCTTGGAGAAATTCGCATGAACAACTCCATGAGCCAAATCGGACAGCCATTCAATATCGCGGCACCATTTCAGATCCAAAAAAGCGTGTCGCGCTCGACTATGTCATCGCAAGAGATTGCGGAGCTGGTTGGTTCGCGCCACGACAAGGTGAAACAATCCATCGAGCGATTGGCTGAGCGTGGCACCATTCAACTCCCCCCAATGGGGGGAGTTAGAAATCACCTGGGTCAGAGTGTAAGCGTGTATCAGGTCTGCAAGCGCGACAGCTTCGTGGTCGTGGCCCAACTCAGCCCGGAGTTCACAGCCGCGCTCGTAGATCGCTGGCAAGAATTGGAAGAGCAGGTTGCTAGGTCGATCGACTATGCGGCCGCGCTGAGTGACCCTCGCACGCTCCTGGCGCTACTTACCGATAACGTGACGAAGGTCGTTGCGCTGGAAGCGGACAACACCGAGTTGGCCAAAGAGAACCATCTGCTAGAAGTGAAGGTTGAGCAGGATGCGCCAAAGGTGGCCTTCCACGACATGGTCACGGTATCGCATCAAGCCTATAACGCTGCGCAGGCTGCCAAGATCATCGGCACGGGCCGCACCAGGCTGCTGCAGTTCATGCGGCAGAAGGGCTGGGTGACGAGGAGCAATGAACCGTACCAAGCGAAGATCGAGGCTGGGTTGCTCGATGTGAAGCTCGGCACGTTCGAGCATCCAATAGATGGCACGATCCCGACGTGCTCAACGCTGATCACTGGCAAGGGACTGACCAAACTTCAGGCGATGTGGCAGAGCCGCGAAGAGGATTTGCTGACGGAGTAGGGAAGAGAGCCCGGCATATCGCCGGGCTTTTGCTTTCTTGGATCAGGACTTTTCGGAGTTGGCTTTCTCGAGCAGTCCCGCGATGCCTTCCAGCAGCGCCAAGTCTGACTCCTTGAGTTTTCCCTTCGCCGCAGCGCGGGCCAGCTTATCGAGGATTGCGATCGATTTAGGCGAGGCGTTTCCGATCATCGCCTGATACACGGGGGATTGTTCTCGGATGATCTCAACGCGGCCGAACTCGCCCTCGATAACGTTCGAACCGTAGCCAGCAGGGTTAACAAGAACGCCGGGGGCCAATCCGATTTTCTGCTCGAGGTTGAGTGCCGCTTTTTCGCCCAGGCCTCGGTGCCCATTAAGGATCTGGGACAAATAGGAGGCGTCCAGATCGTGCTGCTCGGCGAATTCTTTCTGACTGAGTGGGCCGATTACGCGTCGCAGCGCTTCTACCCGAAGAGTTTTCATATCCATAGGCGAATAGTGATCCTGCGTTAGCAAACAGTAAATTATAAAATGCTATTGCTATGTAAATTAGCAAAGTGTAATCTGAAGTTCTTTCGGAGGTCACCATGACGCTAATCGAACTTATCCGGTCCTTGGCGCCGACTCAACTGGAAGCTCTTGCAGAGCGTAGCGGTACCAGTGTCGGCAACCTCAAACAGATCGCTTACGGGTACCGCCTCGCGGGGCCAGGGCTCGCCATAAATCTTGACCGGGAGTCGGGAAGGGCGGTGACCTGCGAAGAACTGCGCCCTGATATTGATTGGGCCTACCTGCGCAATTCTTCAGCCAGCTCCGAGCAATCCGCCGCCTGATTCGATGAGCGAAGTTTCGCTCATCGACAAGACGTGCTGCCACGACAACCGCCAAGAGGTTTCCCGAATGGAACAGGTACATCGCGCAATTCATGAGGCAGTGCTGGATGCGGGGCCAAAACAGTTGGCTCATCTGATGGGCATGAGCCACACCGCGCTTCTGAATCGCAGCAATCCGAATGATGACTCGCACCGGCTGAACCTGGAGCAGTTCTTACAGATCCTGGTGCATAGCAACAACCCGGAGCCGCTGCAGCAATTGGCAAGCGCTTTGGGGTACGAGCTGGTGCCCCGGGTGAAGCCGCAAGGGGTCAGCCTGATCCAAGCCTTAGTGCATCTGGCAGCAGAGTCGGGTGACGTCTCTCGCGCTGTACATGACGCCCTGGCCGATGGTCACGTTTCGCAGATCGAGAAGGCCGGGATCCAGAAAGAGATCGGCCATGTGCGGCAGTGCTTGCTTGTGCTGGAGGAGTCGGTAAAGGCCGCTTGATCAGTTCAGCGAAAACCTTAAGTGGCCAAGAAATCAATCCCCAGTGGGCAGGCGTGATGATGGGTCCATTCAGGTGGAGGGGGTGATCAGATCAGGACTTGCATTATTTCAAACGAGTGGATGATGAGAATCACCCGAGGCAGAAAGCAACAAGCCCGGCGGGAACCGGGCTTATCAATCGTCCTGTGCAACCAGGACAACACATCTCAATGAGGTACTAATCATGGCACACGCAATCCGTAGTGAACAAGTCAGTTCGAATGTGCATCCATTCCCACGACCTCAAACGCGAGATTCAGAGCCTGGACTCTATGAAGCGAAGGAAGGAAGTGCTCTGCATGGTTTGAGCGAGGAGCAGCGTATCGCGGTAGCGGAGCTGATACATGCCGAGCGCAAGCATGCGGTGCAGTGGTGGACGTTTCTCAATGAAATGCGGGCACGCAGATTGTTGCCAGACTGGATCGATCGTCAAAGCGTTGGTAATGGGCCTGATATGGACCGTTACCGTGATGATTGTGAAGCTGTAAACCTCGCGCTTTATGGCACTCGGCGCGTGTGTGTGGCAGGCGGGTATTGCAGCGTGGAGTTCGACGAATGAGCCAGGCCAATTTCTCTCTCGAACGGATAGACGATGCAGCAAACTCGGCCCATTCCGCAGGGTATTTCATAGACGCAATCGGCCGTCTTTTCTTCGACCTCGCCGGTGAGGATCCCGATGCGGTAGAGAGGATTCTGAATGGCTACACCCTGGGTGGTATCGCCGCCGGCCTGCGCATCGTTGGTAGTGACCTGATGTCGCGTAGTGACGAGCTGAAGGCTCTACTCGCAAAGTCAGACGGTCGGGGGATGTCGAAATGAAGCCCATGCCAGAAGTACCTGTGCCGCCTCAGAGTGCCTGCAAGATCGCAGGCCCCTGGCCAACCTATACCAGCTTCCGAAATCTTCCTGAGCGCGAACGCTGGGCGCTTTACGGCAGTGCCAAGGCGTATCGGCAAGCTTTAGAGGATCAGGGGTTCGTCATGGCCGAGTCCTACGACGCGTTCATCAAGCGTGTGACTGACGAGCTGGAGCTTTGACCTATGAGCATGGAATTGATGGTCAAGGCTATGAAACTCAAGGTGGGCAATCCGCTGCGCAAGCTGGTGCTGGTCAAGCTGGCCGACAACGCCAGTGATCAGGGCGAGTGCTGGCCTTCCTACCAGCACATTGCCGACCAGTGCGAAATCGGCCGATCCACCGTGAAACTGCACATCCGCGAGCTGGAGAAGGCTGGTTTTCTTCGCCGTGAGTATCGCCGGAAGGGTGAGCTGAATCAGTCGAACGTCTTCCATTTGTCGCTGGATGGTGGGGCAGATTCTGCCCTATGGGGTGGGGCACCAGATAACCCACCTGGGGCAGGAGATGACCTAGGGGGTGGGGCAGGAGCTGCCCCCAGAACCAGTCACTCTTCTGAACCAGTCAAGGAACCTAAACCTATGGTCTCTCCAGACTCGACGGAAGGCTTTGAACAGTTCTGGAAACTATACCCAAACAAGGCAAGCAAGAAAGACGCTCGCAAGGCTTGGGAGAAACTGAAGCCAAGCGCAGAGCTGCAACAAACCATGTTGACCGCACTTGCTCAGCATCGACTTTCCCGGCCGTGGTTGAAGGATGACGGTCAGTACATCCCTCACGGCTCACGCTGGATCAACGGAGAGAAGTGGAACGACGTACTGACACCAGCAGGTGCAAGTTCAACTTCGGCGTATCACAGCCTGCCGACGCATACGCAGGAGATGTATCCGGAGGTGAGTAATGGCGCGAACTTCTAATTTTTGCCGGCAACCTCACGTTCGCTTTTTCGATCTCGAATGCGCGTTACACGGAACGGTGAGCAGTTCTGAAGTCGAACAGTTCGACGGTTCCGTGTTACCTCGTGGCTGCAAGCATTGCCACTGGGAGGCTTTACACACTACGCCAAAGACGTCCGAGGCTCACATCCTCGCTCGAGGTAGGAAGCAGGCTGAGGATCTGAATAAGCTGCTCGTAGGCTCTGGTATCACTCCAAGGTTCAACAGCTGCACGTTTGAGACCTACAGGACAACAAACGGCCCTGAGGGAATGTCCAGGGCGCTGCATGCCTGCATGGACTACGTCGATCAGTTTCCCGACAACTACGCCGCCGGCCGATCAATGGTCCTTACCGGCAACGTTGGCAATGGCAAGACGCACCTGGCCTGCTCGATCGTGCAGACGGTCATTCGTAAGCATGGAGCTCAAGCAGTGATCGCCACAGCAGCAGAGATCATCCGTGTCTTCAAGGGAGCCATGGATCGAAGCGCCGAGTATTCGGACAGAGAGGTTCTCGACGAGTTGGCGAGTTTCGACTTGCTGGTGATCGACGAAGTCGGTGCTCAAAGTGGCAGCGCATACGAACTCGGCGTTCTTCATGAAGTAATCGATCGCCGCTACCAGCTCGTCTTGCCGACTGTTGTGGTCTCCAATATTGCTGCTGCAGATCTGGCTCGTTACATCGGAGACCGAGCACTCGATCGCCTGCGTCAGGCTGGCGGGAAGGCCATTGGTTTCAACTGGGCATCTGCGCGAGGTGCTGTATGACCAGAGAGCTTTTCAGCGATGAAGCTGAGCACGCCCTGTTGGGTGCAATGCTACTGGACTCCAATCTGTTCGACTCGATCACCGGCCAGGTGCAGGTTGCGGACTTCCACGATCCGGAGAACGCCGCTCTGTTCCAGGCGATGGCCGGCTGCCACGCGATGGGGAACCCGGTCGATCCCGTGACGCTGCATGACTACGCCGAGTACTTGCCGAGCGGCGCCCGTACGATGGCTTACGCCGCCGAGCTGGCACGCAACACGCCCAGCACCGCCAACTGGAAGGCCTACGCCAAGGTGGTGACAGAGCGCGCCGTGCTGCGGCGCCTGGTGGACGCTGCCGACGCGGTGCGCGAGCTGGCTACGGAGAACCGGCCTGTCGCCGAGATCATCGCCAATGCTCAGCAGGCAATGGCAGATCTGCGCGACCTACAAACGGGGGAGCCGGATTACAAGCGCATGGATGAGGTCGTGACGCGAAACATCGATATCATTGACTCCAAGTTCACTGGCACTCTGCAGTCGGGCCTCTCGACCGGCTTGGTAGACCTAGACAAGCTGATCAGAGGCCTGCGGAAAAAGACTGTCACCATCGTGGCCGGCCTGCCAGGGAGCGGCAAAACCACTCTCGGCCTGCAGATCGCCCAGCACATCGCGTGCAGTGGTACCGGTGTCGGCATGGTGTTCTCGTTGGAAATGCCGGAGGAGGAACTTGGCAATCGTACGCTGGCGTCCATCGGCGGTATCGACCTGCGAAAACTCGACGACGGCCAGTTGCAGGATGATGACTGGCCGCGGCTGACCTCGGCGGTCGGCAAGATAATCGATAAACCGCTTTTCGTTTGCGACAAGTCCGGCCTGACGGTGGCGCGCATCCGCAGCATTGCCCGCCAGGTTCAGCGCACCCACGGTCTCGACGTGGTGGTGATCGATTACATCGGCCTGATTGGCTCAGACGGCAAGGCGTTCAACCGCACTTCAGAGTTGGGAAAGATCTCGACCGGGATCGTGAACATCGCCAAGGAGCTGGAGGTGCCGGTGATCCTGCTGGCGCAACTTAACCGCGACTCGACGAAGCGCCCGGGCAAAAAGCCAATCGCTTCCGACCTGCGTGACTCCGGCCAGATCGAGGCAGACGCCCATTGCATCATCATCGTTCACCGCGACAACGACTCGGAGGAGGGCCAGAACGGCGTCACCGAACTGATCATGCCCAAGTGCAGGCACGCTCCGGTCGGCTCCTGCCTTGTCCAGCAACAGGGACAGTACGCTCGATTCGTTAACTTCGCCGGAAGTAGGGAGCCGTCGGACGAAGAGGTCGAGATGAGTCGCCCATTCGCGAGCAAGTACAGGGGAGGTGGCCAATGAGTGGTCAAGTTGCTGCGATGCTTCCGCGCAAGAGCATGAGTGAATTAGAGCGGCAGTTTTTGAAGGTCGCCGGCAAAGAGTTGGCCAAGGTCAAGACGGGAGGACCGACCGCCCTCGCATATCTTCTGGAGATGGTCGCCAGTTGGCACGGTAGCCGGGCACAACTTGGCTTCCATGAGTTCGGCCAACGGTGGTTGATTGAAGGTAACGCCAAGACCAAGTCAGCAGACAGGCTACTTCGTGACCTGTTCGGCCTCAGTGATCCAGACCCGAGGAAAGCCGCATGAAGAAACGTACGTACGCTGGTAAGCCGTTAGGTGATACCGAGTGGATGCTGGAGCAGTGGGGCTTTTGGCGCATGGATGGAATGGGAGTGCCGCATTACGTTTCCCCGCTCTATGTTTTGATGCGAGACAACACGCAATGCCATGGAGGAGTAAAGGAGTATTCAGTGACCGATGATCTGGCCTTAGTGTTGGACGGTGCCGTCGCGCGGCTGACGAAGCGGAATCAGCAGATGGGAAACTTTATCTGGCTTTACTTCGGCGCCAAATGGACGGCCTTGCGCATTGCAAGGGAAAACGACATGGGCGAGGCGAAGGCGAGGGAGGTCATCAAGGCCGGAGTTGCGTGGATTGACTCGGCCTTGGAGACAATCCGTGAGGCAGCGTAAAAAAGTCTTTCCACGCGGATAACTAACTGATTTCATGGCACGGTGCTCAGCTTTTCAAGCGTGACACCACAAAAAAGCCCGGCCAATGTGTCGGGCTTTTTGTTACCTGGCCTCCTTGAATTTTCCAAATCTGAACCCATGTTTAAATTTCTAATCTGGCAGGGAGCTTTTCATGGGTATCAACTTCAACGTTGGCGATGTTGTGCGTTCTAAGATCGGTGATCACGATATGACGGTGTGGGATGCAGGCCCCATTGAAGTAGGTGGAGCTGCGATTGGCACTAAAGTTATGCGGGGCACGATGCGCGACGATCTGGTGATTTGTGCATGGTTCGCAGGGAAAAAACTTGAAACAAAACGTTTCTCTGTCAATGAACTTATCCTCATTAGGTCGGCGGAGCATCACGATATTAGAGAGGGTGATGTTGTCCAGCTCGCTTCTGGTGGCCCCAAGATGCTTGTTGAAACCTGCGGCCCGATGGAAGTTGGAGCACTCGCCATGGCTAGCTCTGCTCGCGGAATTGTCAAAGTAGGTGGATCTATTCGTGAGGATCTTGCCGGCTGCAAATGGGAGAATCGCACCAAGAGCGAGCGCAAGCGTTTCCAGCTTGCGGTACTCAAGCTGGCATGAGAGCGTCAGCGCGTTGATGAACTCATAATCTTGTAGTTTTCTTTCTTCAAGCCTCGCCACTGTGCGGGGCTTTTTTATTTCTGCCGCCTAAGCATTGATGGTGATGCAGCTCGCTCGTAACGAGACTACACATACACAGGGTTCGAATCCTTGAGGCGGCACCAGATACCGAACACCGCTTCCCCGGCGGTATTGGCGCCCACTGAGGCGCCTTTTTTATTCCCCAACCGCCGAGACCAACGAGGCGCTTATGAGATCGCAAGCCATGTCAGAGCCTGGACCGTTGACCGCATTTGGTGGGATCGCGCTCTACAAGCTCGGTGCCTTCGGTTTCGTTGCTGTACTGGCAGCCATTGTGGTCATGGCCATGACGCTGCCCAAGACGGTGCGTGAGTTCGTTGTAGCAATGATCAGCACCACCGTCTCCAGCATCTGCGGCGGTGCCTTCATCGTGCGCTGGTTCGATCTTGGCGCCTGGGCAAACGACGACATCGGCCTGATTGCCATTGGCGGCGTGATCTTCGTCTGCGGCCTCCCTGCATGGGTACTGGTACGTGCTTGGTTCAAGTGGGCCGAGAACCGCAAGGACAAGGATCTGGCCCAGCTCGCCACAGACCTGCAAGACCTGAAGAAGACCGTAACCGGCGGGCAGTGACTCGCAATAGATTGCGCAAATCACATCTCAGCTTCAGCAATACCAGCACTTAATTGCACATCGGTGATGCCATGACCCGCCAGATCAAAGTGCGCGCCTACCTACCATGGTGGTTCCGCACCTACGTCCGTGCCGTCTACGCATTCGCCTACATGACTGGCCTGGAAGTCGATACCGACGTTCTCCGGGCTCAGGCCAAGCAAGTCACGCGTTATCGCGAAGTCGAGTAACAGAAGGAAGTCCACATGCTGACTGAATCCGCTCAGGAGCTGATGCGTCAAGAGCGTACCAGGATCATGGAGTCAGAACCGATTCACGGCTTGGAAAGTGACGTAGTCCGCCTATTTGTCGAGTCGTTCCAGACAGGAAACTACGAAGACCGCATCCCGATGGGTGAGTACGACACCATCATTTGCGAGTTCGTGCTTCGGTATGGGCGCGCTGACATAGTTGTTTTCCATGTTGACGGATCTGCCAGTGTCATCGAGGTAAAGGATGGCACTAAAGGTTACGGCCACGTTGTAGCGGGGATCGGTCAAGTTGCGTTGTACGCATGTCAGTTGGCAATGGCCAAGGGCACGCTGAAACAGGTAAGGAAATGCCTGCTCTGGACATCCCCTGGCTCTCTTGAGGCTGACGCCGTAATTGAATCGGCCTGTGAGGCTGCAGGTGTCATTGCGCTGCCATGGCCAGAACTTGGCCTACTGATGGCCAACGGCGAAGCTGTACGTCGAGTAATGATGGGCGAGGTTGAGCATGGCCGCGCCTAAGAAGATTGATTACGAGCGTATTGAGCCGGCTTGGCGGGCTGGAATTAAAAGCCCATCGCAGCTTGCCTTTGAATACACGGCCGAAACCGGTGTAAAGGTCTCTCACGCCGCGATCATCAAGCATTTCAAGAAGCTAGGCGTTCCTCGCGATCTTGGCGCAAAGGTTAAGGCAAAGGCCGACTCCATGGTTATGGAGGCCATGGTTACAGGCAAGGTTTCAGCCGTAACCACTAAGCGCGATGCAGAGATCGTTCTTGACGGCGCGTTGGTTGTGGCCAATGTGCGGGTGTCTCATCGGAACGACATCAGCCGTTCTCGCCGGCTCGCCAGCAAGCTGCTTGATGAGCTGGATTGCCTGACCGACAACCGTGACCTGTTCGAGCAGTTGGGCGAGTTGCTGCATGATCCTGATGACAAGGGCATCGACAAACGCAACGACCTTTACGCCAAGGTCATCAGCCTCCCTGGTCGCTCCAAGACCATGAAGGAGCTGAGCGACACACTGAAGACGCTGATCCTCCTTGAGCGTCAGGCTTACAACCTCGACACGCTGCCTGACGGTGGTGATTCGGGCGATTCAAGCCTGACCATCCAGTTCGTCAAGCCATCCAATGGCAATTGAGTTCCCCGACAAGCTCGCGTTCCTGTTCGAGCCGCACCGATACAAGGTGGCGTACGGCGGGCGTGGTAGTACTAAGTCATGGTCATATGGTCGAGGTCTGCTGCTCCAAGGCGCACAGAAGCCTATGCGCATTCTTTGCGCTCGTGAGATCCAGAAGAGCATCGCCGATTCGGTACACAAGCTTCTGGCCGATCAGATCGCCAGCCTCAACTTAGGTGGCTTCTACGAGGTCCAGCAGGCATACATCAAGGGCAAGAACGGGACCGAGTTCAGTTTTGCCGGCCTGCAGCAACACACCATAGATTCGATCAAGTCATATGAAGGCGTTGACATAGTCTGGGTTGAAGAGGCCCACGCGGTGAGCAAGAAGAGCTGGGATGTACTGATCCCAACAATCCGGAAGCCTGGATCAGAGATATGGATCACCTACAACCCTCAGCTTGAATCCGACGAAACCCATCAGCGTTTCGTCATCACGCCTCCGCCCGACTGCGTGTCGGTGCTGATGAACTACAACGACAACCCATGGTTCCCGGCGGTGCTTGAGCAAGAGCGCTTGCACGCCAAGGCGACCATGAAGCCCGAAACATACGCCCACATCTGGGAAGGCAAGTGCATGCCGGCAGTCGAAGGCGCCATCTACTTCGAGCAGATGAGCCAGGCAGAGTCGCGCATCGCCAACGTGCCGCATGACGGGCTGCTGAAGACGCACGTCATCTTCGATCTGGGCTGGAACGATGCCATGACGATCATCCTGGCCCAGAAGATGGCCGGCGAGATCCGCATCATCCACTACATCGAAGGCCATCAGCGCACGCTGGCCGAGTACAGCGCTGAGCTGAAGGGCTTGCAGCTGGATGGGCAGCCCATGAACTGGGGCAACGTCTATCTGCCCCACGACGGCTACTCCAAGCGCCACCAGAGCGGTAAGTCGGACGCTGAGGTCATGGGCCAGCTTGGGTGGACTGTGATGCCCGTGCCGAACATGCATGTCGAGCAGGGCATCAACCGGGTTCGCGAGGTCTTTCCCCGCACCTACTTCAACCGTGACCGCACGGCTCGCCTCGTGGAGTGCCTGAAGCGCTACCGCCGGCAGATCAACCAACAGACAAACGAACCGGGCCAGCCGCTGCACGACGAGTACAGCCATGGCGCCGACGTGATGCGCTACCTCGCCGTTGTCGCTGATCAGCTCAGCAATGACGAGTGGGGCGGCCAACTCAACTATCGCAAGCTCAACAACGCATAAGGGCACGAAATGACAAAGGGTCTGACCGAGGACGAACTCAAAGCCCTGGTCGGGGCCGAGATGCGCCAGTCGCTTGGGTATTCATCGTCCAAGCTGAGCATGCAGCGTCAGAAGTCGATGTATTACTACCTCGGTATGCCGGTTGGTGACTTGTCGCCGCCAGAGGTGGATGGGCGTTCCTCCGTGGTGTCTACCGACGTGCGCGACACGATCGAGTCAATGCTGCCTCAGCTGATGGTGACCTTCGTCGGCTCCGACACCGTGGCCGAGTTCGAAGCGACCAAGCCCGGCGACGAGATGAAGGCAGAGCAGGCGACTGAATACGTCAACTACCTGTTCTACAAGAAGAACAACGGCCACCGCATCGCTTACACGTGGATGAAGGACGCGCTGCTTCAGAAGAACGGCATCGTCAAGGTCTGGTGGGACACGCGCCACGAAGAAACCCGCGAGGAATACCGGGGATTGTCGGAGGTCGAGCTAACTCAGCTCATGGCTGATGACGAGATCGAAGTCGTCGAGCAAGACACCCGCGTTGATGAGGACGATCAGGAGCAGCGCCAGCAGGCGATCATGCAATTGATGCAGCAAGCCCAAGCTCAGCCGCAATCGGCGCCTCAGGTCATGCAGCAGATCCAGCAGATCGAAGCAACGCCACCTGTGATGGTCTATGACGTCGTGTGCAAGCGCCGCACCAAGACCGATGGCAGGGTCTGCATCGAGAACGTGCCACCGGAAGAGTTCCTGATCGCTCGCAACGCCAAGGACATCGAGACGGCCAAGTTCGTCGCGCACCGCGTGCAGCGCACCAAGTCCGAGCTGAAGTCCATGGGATACAAGAACGTGGACGACCTCGGTTCTGAAGACTCTGGCCAAGCCATGAACTCGGAGCGCATCCAGCGCATCAGCTGGAACGACGAAAACGCCTACATCGATAACGACGCATCGAACGACGAAAGCCAGAACAACGTGTGGGTGCTGGAAGCCTACATGCGGTGCGACTACGACGGTGACGGCATTGCCGAGCTGCGCAAGGTCACCATGGCCGGCAATACGCTGCTGGACAACGAGCCGGTCGATTGCATCCCGTTCGTGTCGATCACGCCTGTTCCGCTGCCTCACCAGTTCTTCGGCCTATCCCTCGCGGATCTGGCCATGGAAAGCCAGAAGACCAAGACCAGCATCCTGCGTGCCCAGCTCGACAACATGTACCTGGCCGTCAATGGCCGGTACTTCGCGGTAGAAGGCAAGGTCAACCTTGATGACCTTCTAACCTCGCGCCCGGGTGGTGTCGTGCGGATCAAGGAGCAGGGAGCCACAGGCCGTCTCGACCAGGGCGCACCAGACATCGGCAACTCCATGCAGATGATGGAGTACATGCAGCAGGACTTGGAGAACAAGACCGGCTGGACGCGCTACAGCCAGGGCAATGACAGCGGATCGCTGAACGATACCGCGACCGGCGTGAACGTCATCACAAACCGCGCCGACATGCGGCTGGACCTGATCGCCCGGAACTTCTCTGAGGGCTACGTCGACCTGTTCAAGCTGATCCTGAAGCTCGTCTGCCAGTACCAGCAGAAAGAACAGATCGTGAAGCTCACCGGTGGCTGGGTGCCGATTGACCCACGCGAGTGGAGCAACCAGTTCGACGTGACGATCAACGTCGGCATCGGTATGGGCAACAAGGACCAGAAGATCCAGCACCTGCAAATGCTCGGCATGGTCCAGGCCCAGGGCATGGAGATCGGCATTGCCACGCCGGACAACATCTTCAACGCCGCGACTGAGCTGGCCAAGCAGCTTGGCTTCAAGTCGCCGGACAAGTTCTTCACTGATCCCTCCAAGAACCCGCAGCAGGACAAACCAGACCCTGAGCAACTGAAGGCTCAGGCGCAGATGCAGGTCGAGCAAGCCAAGATCCAGGCGAATGCGCAGCTCAAGCAGATGGAGTTGCAGCACAACGCCCAGCTTGACCAGGCCAAGCGCGACCACGAGCTGCAGCTCGAAACCGCCCGCATGCAGATGCAGGCTCAGGTCGACGCCAACCGCCAGCAGGTCGAGGCCGACCAGAAGACGCTGCAGAGCCGGCAACAGGCCGAGCTTGATGCCATCAAGGACCAGCAGAAGACCCAGCAACTGGCAATGCAGCTCGACTTCGACCGCTGGAAGGCTGAGCTCGATGCAGAGACACGCATCGCCGTCGCGCAGATCTCCCAGCAGACCACTCTCAGCGCTGCGCAGGTGAAGGCATCACAGGATTTCGAACAGACGGGGCCATCCAATGCCAACGCTTGAAGAACGGATCTACGACGGCAACCGCGCCCGGGAATGCCTCGAAAACGAGCAGTTCAACTGGGCATTCGACAGCATCAAGCAGGAGTTGACCAACGCATGGCAGGCATCACCGGCAAGAGACGTGGAAGGGCGGGAAAAAATCTTCCTGACGCTGCAGCTCCTGACCAAGTTGAAGGCGGCGCTCACGTCGAGCCTGGAGACGGGTCAGCTGGCGGAAGTGGAGAGGATCTATCAGCAGTCCCTGTTCGAGCGCGCCAAAGAGAGCTTGCGGCTTTGAGGGCATTCCTCACAGGCCAATCCGTAATCATTCGCAACTGAATCCCATAGGGGACAATCAATGAGCTTGTTTATCCACCGCGCACTTGGCCATTTCCTGATGAACGAATCCGTCGGCGATGGCGGCGGGGCGCTGACTGTTGATGGCGGCGCGGCGGCGTTCGCTACGCTGCTTGAGCCGCCGACTGCGACCGAGCAGGAACAAGGCGCCGAAGAACACGAAGAGCAAGCTGCTAAGCCTGAAGTCGAGGCTGAGCAGGAGCAAGAAGCAGAAGCCGGCGAGCAGGAGCAGGAACAACAGACCTTCACCGTCAAGATCGACGGCAAGGAGGTCGAGGTTCCACTCAGCGAGCTGTTGAACGGCTACCAACGTCAGTCTGACTACACCAAAAAGACGATGGAGGCGGCCGAGTTACGCAGGACAGCAGACGCTGAGACGCAGAAGGCCCAGCAGGAGCGATTCGAGTACAACTCGAAGCTTGAGCGCATGGCCGTGCAGCTCGAAGGCGTGTTGGAGCAGCAAAGTCAAATCGACTGGCCAGCTCTGCTCGAGTCAGATCCGATGGAGTACCTGAAGCAGCAGCAACTCTTTCAACAGAGACAAGCGCTGTATCAGCAAAACATGCAGGAACGCCAACAACTCGCGCAGCAGTTCCAGAACGAACAGGCACAAGCCCACCAAAGTTATCTGGCCAAGCAGCAGGAAGACCTCCTCGCCAAGCTCCCGGACTGGAAAGACGATGCAAAGGCCGCAGCCGAAAAAACCGCTATCTCGAAGTTCCTGAAAGAGCAGGGCTTCGGGGATGAGGACATTTCGTCCATTGCCGACCACCGCCACGTCATCGTGGCCCGCAAAGCGATGCTCTACGACCAACTGATGGCCAAAGCCAACGTGCAAGCCAAGAAGGTCCAGGAAGCGCCGCAGCGGGTGGTCAAGCCCGGCGTCACATCCAACGGAAGCGCGGACGGCCGCACAGCCGCTGCGAAGAACCATGCCAAGAACGGCACCGTTGAGTCTGCCGCCGCTGTATTCGCCCAATTCCTTTGATTCTGGAGATTCATCATGGCCGCACCCAGCAATACTTTCCTCACCACTGCCGCAATCGGCAACCGTGAAGACCTGACCGACACCATCTACCGCATTTCCCCGACCGCCACGCCATTCATCTCGCTGGCGGCGAAGGGCAAAGCGACCAACACCCTGCACGAATGGCAGACCCAGGATCTGGCCGCTGCGGTGACCAGCAACGCCCAGGCTGAAGGCGACAACGCCTCGGCCAAAACCGTCACCCCGACTGTTCGCCTGAACAACCGCACTCAGATCTCGACCAAAACCGTGATCGTATCCGGCACCCAGCAGGCGATGAACCCGGCAGGCCGCAAAGATGAGCTGGCCTATCAGCTCAGTCTGGCTGCCCTAGAGCTGCGCCGCGACATGGAAAGCTCGGCAACCCAGCTCGACGTTACCGCAACTGCTCCGCGTCAATCTCGCGGTCTGGTGGGCTGGGTCGTGGACAACGTGGACCGCAACGGTGGCACCCTGGCTTCGTACACCGGCAACACCGGTCGCACCAAGGGCACTGCTGTGGCGTTCACCGAAGCGCGCCTGAAATCCGTGCTGCAGAAGATCTTCACCGCTGGCGGCGATGCAGACTCGATCCTGCTGCCGCCTGCCGCGAAGCAAACCTTCTCTACCTTCACCGGTAACGCCACCCGCTTCGACAAGTCCGAAGACGCCAAGCTGTATGCGTCGGTCGATGTGTACGTGTCCGACTTCGGCGAGCTGAAGGCCATTCCTTCGCGCTTCCAGGATGCAAACGACGTGTTCGTTCTGCAGTCGGACAAATGGGCAATCAGCTATCTGCGCCCATTCCAAACCATCGAGCTGGCACAAACCGGCGATGCCATGCAGCGTGAGCTGGTCGTGGAATGGACCGTGGAAAGCCGCGCACCGAAGGCCAACGGCGCAGTCTACGACGTCGCCTGATCCTGACGGCAATCACCCTGGGGGGCTTCGGCTCCCCTTTTTCATTCTGGAGTAAGCAACATGCCCATGCTCAAACAGCTTGGCGATAGCTCGTTCGGGATCGAAGGGTCTGCCGGCGGGGACGGCGGCTTCATCCCTGTGACGCTGAACTATCTGGCCGCGACCACGGACTGCACGATCTTCACCGCTGACCGCCCATATGTCGTCAAGGCCATTCGTGGCCGCGTTGACGTGGCTGGTACCGGCGGCGCCTGCACTGCGGTAATCCGCAAGGTCCCGAGTGGCACCGCAATCACTTCCGGCACCGCGCTGCACACCGGCAGCTTCAACCTCGTCGGCACAGCGAACGCTCAGCAAGCGCTGACCCTGTCTGCGACCCCGAGTGACCTCCTGCTGGCCGCTGGCGACTCGATCGCCTACGACCTGACCGGCACTGCCACTTCGGCAGTCGGAAACCTCAGCGTGACGCTCAACCCAGCCTGACCAATCGCCCCTTCGGGGGCGTTTTCCTTGAGGAAGCTCCCAATGAGCAACACTTTCGAAGGCGCGGTAACGGTCGTTGCCACGGGCGTCAACCTTGCCACGTCTGGCACATCGGCAAACGCCACCATTCCGAATATGTCGAGCGGCGAGCTGCCTCGGTATATCCGCATCACCGCCAGCAATGGCGCCTATGTTCGCTTGCAAGCCACCGGCACGCCTGTTGCCGTCAACACCGACATGATGGTTCAGCCGGGGGACGCCGTGATTCTGGCCGTCTGCGGCCTTACCAAGATCGCAGCCCTGCAAGTCTCGGCGCCGGGCGTCGTGCAAGTCTCCCCGCTGGAGAACATGTAACCATGATCGACCTCGACACGAAGTTCCATTTCCATGACGGCAAGATGACCGTCCAGCGCACCCAGGACTGCACGCCGATTGCGGAGCGAATGAAGGCTCTGCACAACGGCGGCCACCATGGCACTTCGGAAATGAAGCATGCGGCCAGCATTCCGTTCGTGATCATCGAGGACTACTGCAACAAGAACAACATCACGTTCCATGAGTGCATGAGCAACAAGGAACACATGCGCCGGATGCTCAATGACCCTGACCTTTCTGCGTTTCGCGTCTGGAAGGGCAAGGTATGAGCATCACGAACTACTCCGAGCTGCAGGCATCGGTAGCGTCGTGGCTCAACCGAAACGACCTGTCCTCGAATATTCCAGACTTCATCACCCTGGCCGAGGCACAACTCAGCACCGACCTCAAGACGCGCTCCATGGAAGCCAAGGTGACGCTTTCGACGGTTGCAGGGACCAAGACAGTCGCGCTGCCGACCGACATGCTGGAAATGCGCCGGATTCAGGTGGTCGGAACTTACAACCAGCCGCTGTCCTATCGCTCGCCAGATGAGCTGAGCATCGACTACGCGGCCAATGGATCAGGCCAACCCGTTGTGTTCACTGTGGTCGGTGGCAATGTGGAGCTCGCGCCGATCCCCGACGCCGTATATTCGCTCGAGCTAACCTATCAGCAACGGATTCCCGCGCTCTCCGATGCCAGCCAAACCAACTGGCTGCTGACCACCTGGCCGAATGCATACCTCTATGCCGCGCTCCTGGCTGCCACGCCGTTCATCATGAATGACGAGCGCCTGCCGGTATGGGCCTCGCTTTACGAAAAAGCCAAAGAAAGCATCAACGGCGTTGACTGGTATAGCGGCTCAACCATGAAGGTTCGTTCGAGATGATCCCGCTGACCGGTTTTGCGCCAGATGCTGACGTCACAACGCCAGGGCTGATTTCTGGCTGCTCGAACCTGATTCCATACCGGAATGGCATGGAAGGGGCGCCGGAACCTGCCACGCCAGCCTCAACGCCTGCCCTTGCGGCGGCCTGCATTGGCGCGGCGGTGGTGACCAAGCTGGACGATACGCGCCGCATCATTGCCGGCACCACCACGAAGCTGTACGAGCTGTCTGCTGGGAGCTGGACGGATATCGGGCGTGTCGCAGCCTATAACGGCGGCATCGACACTCGCTGGTCGATCACTCAGTTCGGCGATGCCACATTGTGCGCGAACCGGGCAGACGTCATTCAGCGTTCCACCGGTGCCTCATTCGCTGACGTGGCGACCGCGCCGAAGGCTGAGATTCTGTTCAGTGTTGGCGCGTTCGTCATGGCTCTGAACACGAATGACGGTTCGGAAAAGCCAGATGGCTGGCACTGCTGCGCTGCGTTCGACGATACGTCGTGGACGCCAAGCATCGCGACCCAGGCCACGTCGGGTCGTCTGGTTGCGACGGCGGGCAAACTCACCGCCGGCATGCGCCTTGGTGAGTACGCCATCGCCTACAAGATGAAGTCGATGTATCTGGGGCAGTATGTTGGTGCACCAACGGTTTGGAACTGGATTCAGGTTCCAGGCGGTGAGGCTGGATGCGTTGGCAAAGAGGCGATCTGCGATATCGGCGGCGCGCATTTCTTCGTCGGCGACGACAACATCTGGATCTATGACGGCACACGTCCTGTGCCGGTCGCCGATGGGTTCGTTCGGCAGTTCTTCTTCGATAATTCGAACCCGTCCTATCGCTACAAGACGATCTGCGTATTCGATCGGCAGAAGAATCTGGTTTGGGTGTTCTACCCATCGCTGGATGCCACATCGCCCAACTCGGCGCTCGTTTATCACGTCACGGCCAGGAAGTGGGGCGTCGCCAATCGCAGCATTGAGGCTGCGCTCAACTATATCTCCGGCGGCGTCACCATTGATGGCCTGTCGTCCATATCGCCGACCATTGATGGCCTGTCGTCGTACTCCTTTGATTCTCAGTTCTGGCTGGCTGGCGGCAAATCGCTGTCGATTTTCAACACCTCGCACCAGCTCCAGGCCATGACCGGAACGTCCACTGCAAGCTCCATGACCACGGGCGAGGTTGGCGATGATGATGCTGTCATGGCGTTGAACAAAATCCGCCTGCGCTATGCCCGGGCGCCACAATCCGCATCGGTACAGACATTCGTGCAGATGAACTCTGGTGTCGGTTTCACGGCCGGCGACAGTGGCTCGGTGTTGGACGGCAAATTTGACGTACGTCAGTCGGCCCGATGGCACAAGGCGACTTTTACCTTTACTGGGCCGGTTCGGGTCACGCACATGGATGCCGACATCACTCCGGCCGGGAGGCGCTGATGAAGCTCAGAACGACTCCAACAGTTGCGACGAATGATCCTGTTCTGCAGCGCGAGCTGCGCGAACACGCCGTGCAGGTCAACCTGATTTCAGAAGGGCGCATTGCGGGGTTTTACACCGCCCTTACGGCTGCCCCAACCAGTGGTGACTGGATTCAGGGCGATGAGGTCAGGAACTCGACACCATCAGAGCTTGGAACGGCAGGCTCCAAATACTTCATTGACGGCTGGAAGTGTGTGGCCTCTGGCACGCCCGGGACCTGGGTACAGAAACGCTGCCTGACGGGGAACTGATGAACAAAATCATTGTGGTCCCAACGACGCACATCGACATAGCTTGGCGGGATGGCGCGGACAAGCTCGCGCTCGCCTGCGCAACCTCTGGCGGCGAAATAACGGGTGATCAGCTCAAGATGATGCTCAGCCGAGGTGATCGGACCTTGATCCGCCTTGATCGAGACAACTCGATCGTAGGCTGGGGCGTCATCGGTGTTGAGCAATTGCCGAACTTCCGCGTCCTGTACGTCTACGAGATGTATGCCCCGCACGGGCACTTCGAAGAATTCTTCGACGAGATCAAGACCATGGCGCATGCATTCGGATGCTTGAGGCTGCGCTGCGCCGCCCGCCCGGCTCAGGCGCGACTCTATCGCCAGCGTTGTGGTTTTTCGCCGGTCTACCAAACTCTGGAGGTTGAACTGTGAACATTGAAACCCTGAATGCGCAGCTCAGCGCAGAATTTGGCGGCCCGGCCATTGGTGCGTTGCCAGCGTTCCCAGGCGACGTACTGCGGCCGCACAAAGGTGGTGGTGGCTCGAACAGCTCGACCACGCAGTCTATCCCTACCGAGCTTAAACCGCTCGCTGCAGCGTATAGCAGCAAGGCGATGGACCTTTCGAATACGCCATATCAGGCGTATGGCGGTCAGCAAGTCGCCGGGATGAACGACTTCCAGAACTCTGCCACCACGCGCCTTGGGCAGATCTTCAACTATGGCGACCCGTCAATGAACGCCGCCCGAAACACAGTCACGAACTCCTTGAATTCTGGCAAGGCCGCCACTGAAAACCCATATGGCTACATAGGCAACGGCGGCACCAACCAGTACGCCGGCCAGAACCAGTACCTCCAGCAGAACATCGATGCCGCCATGGGCGATATCACCCGCAACTACAACGATGCGGTAGCACCTGCCCTCACTACGCAAATGGTGGGCTCTGGATCGTTCGGGAACACCGGAAATCAGGCGGCCACTCAAAACTCGCTCAACGATCTGACCAAGAACCTAGGCAATACGGCGGCAAGCATGCGCATGCAGGACTACACCGCGCAGCAAGGCTTGGCCGAGAACCAGCTCAATCGAAACCTGCAGACCAATCAGTTCAATGCTGGACTTGGTCAGGACTACGCGAGCCGCAACGACCAGCTCAGGGGGCAGATGCTGGGCCTCGCCCCGGGCTACGAGAGCCAGGGCCTGAACGTCGCCAACAACTTCATGAACGCCGCCAACATGTATCAGGACAACAGCCAGCAACAGCTCGATGCCCTATATCAGAACTGGTCCGACATGCAAAACGATCCATACAAGAAGTTGGCGGCCATGTCTGGCGTGTTTGGGTCTGGCCTCGGCAACACGACGACTACCAAGCAATCTGGCGGGGGTGGTAAATGAGTTTCCTCGGTGATGTCGGCAGCTTCGAGCTGTTCAACCTTGGCGCCATGGGCAAACAGGTCGGCCAGAACCCGGCGCGCCTGCTCTATGGATCGGCCGATCCGTTCTCGACCGATGTCTGGAACAAGGTCCTTGGCACCAATGACAAGCCGCTGGTGGATCAGTGGGGTGGTGCAGCGCCGCAGCGCTATGAAGAAGCCCAGGACGCAGGGATCAACACCGGTCCGGGCAAGACCATGCATACGATTGCCAAAACGATCGCCTCGATTTATGCCGGCGGTGCCGCAGGTGGTGCGGCCGGCGGCCTGCTCGGTGGCGGATCTGGTGGAGCAGGGGCGGCCGGCGCAGCTGGCACCGCTGGTAGCACTGGCGCGACTGCTGGCTATGGCCTTGGCCAGCCACTGGTGACAGGTCAGGCAGGAAGCGCCGCATACGCCGGCGGATCATCTCCAGGCTTGCTCGGCTCCATGGGCAGCAGCCTGTCGAACTTCAATACCCAGGCCAAGCCCTACATGGACGCCGCAAGCACAGGTCAGAAGGTCTATGGGTTGCTGGCCCAGGGTCAACAGCAGCAGCCCATGGCAAGCGGCCCGGCGCAACAGAACATGAGCGGGCCACAGACTCTGGCCCAAATTGCCCAGGGCCAGCCGAATCCGCTGATTGCCCAACGTCAACAGTATGCAATGCAGCGCCGCGCCGGCATGGGGAGGGTTTGAAATGGCTGATGGACTGAATGGTCTGCTCGACTTTGCCAAGACTCCTGCCGGCCAAGGCCTGCTAGCCGCCGCTTTCGGCGGACTGGCGAGTGCGCGCACAGATCGTGGCCCGCTGAATACGCTCGGTGCTGCAGGTCTTTCTGGAATCGCCGGATACTCTGCTGCCAGCTCGAACGCACTGAAGCAGCAAAAAGCCCAATTGCTCCAGCGCCAGGCCGAGACCATCCCAACCCTTTATGGAAAAGATGCGGATGGGAACAACACATTTGACTGGAAATCCGCCGCTGCGCTGGCCATACCTCCAGAAGAGATCGCCAAATACGCCCAGCTTCCAAACTCGACGCTGAGCAAGGTGGCGCGCACCGTTGAAGTCCCTGGCGCCAATGGCAGCAAGCAGACCATGCAGTACGACGAATATGGACGGCCTGTTGGTAATGCCATCGACTCATATGTAGCTCCGCAGTTGGTGGATCTCGGCGCAACCAAGCAGTTCGCCGTGCCTACCACAGGCCAGAGCTTTGATGTGAGCATGTCGCCTGCCGAGCAGGCCGCCAATGCGCGCGGCTGGGCGGGCATTGCCAACCAGCGCCAACAGAACAGCATCATGAACGATGCGAACAACATCAACAAAGAAGCCGCCCGCGTGCAGATCGTGCAGGGCGCAGACGGTCAGAGCTATCTGGTCGACAAAGGCACCGGTCAGGCTAGACCAGCGCAGATCCAGGGGGGTGGAACAGTTCAGTCTGGTCCGCTCGCCGAGGCAACGGTCAAAAACCAGAAAAACATGGGAAAGCTTGGTGACCTGATCACCCAGGCGCGTGAGATTTTGCCTAATGCAACGGCCAGCGGGCTTGGCGCCAAACGCGACGAGGCCAATCGCTTCTTTGGTCGCACCACCCCAGAGGCGCAGAACGCCGCCAAGCTCAGCGCCATTGGCGGCAACATGCTGATGATGATGCCGCGCATGGAAGGCCCTCAGTCTGACCGCGACGTTGAGAACTACAAGCTGATGGTTGGCAAAATTGGCGATCCGACCATTCCTGCTGCTGAGCGCTCGGCTGCCATGGATGCGCTCGAGGAAATAGTCGCCCGCAACACGGGGCAGGCGCCGGCTCAACAACAGCCTGTCTCGGCAGCCCCGAAGGCCAGCATTGTACGCACCGGCAGAGACGCAGCCGGCCGCAAAGTGATCCAGTATTCTGACGGGAGAATCGAGTATGGCAATTGATCCGAGCTCGATTCAGTGGGACGACGCGCCTCAGATCGATCCGGCTGGTATCACCTGGGATGAGACACCGCCGGCTGCTGCACAACTTGCAACCGCTCCTGCTCAAGCGCCAGGCCAAGTCTTGGCAGCCACTCCAGACAGGCTAAAAGGGCGTGGTTGGCTTGAGAAAGGAACGCTTGGAGCCGGCAAGGCTGTCGCTGATCTGATGGAGGGCATTGGGCTTGGTGGAGTGCTCTGGCCTCGCGGATGGCAGCGCGCGCCGGGGGCGGATGACGATCTGATGTCTGACCCCGCCGGACTAGGCGGCAACATTGGCGGCCAGATTGGACTGGCCTATCTGGGCGGTCGTGGTCTTCAGGCCGGCGGTAAAGCCATTCAAGCAGCGAGTGCGGCGCGTGCCATGCCGGCAGTGAAAACCGCAGGCGGGCTGGTAGAAGGCGCCGGGAATGCCCTCATAGCCCCAACGAGCTATAAGCAAGCTGCTGGGGCCGGTGCAGCGTTGGGCGCTTTGTCGCAGCCTGGAGATTTGCCTGAACGAGCAGCCAATGCACTCACCGGCGCGGCTGGTGGCAGTGCAGGCCTAGCGCTCGGTCGTGGCATCGGCAAAGTTGCTGGTGGGGTCAAAGCGATGATGACGCCGGCGGCACCTGTTGAGATGGAGATCTCGGCAAAATTCGCCCAAAAAGGCATCGACTACAGTGCTCTTCCGCAGGCTGTAAAAGATCAAGTCATCAAGATTGGCAAAGAATCCATGGAGGACGTGGATAAGCTTGACCCAGTCCAGCTTGGGCGCATGGCAGACTTTAATGCGTTGGGGATTAAGCCAACACGCGGCTGGCTGAGTCGCGATCCAAAACAGTGGTGGCTGGAGAACAACCTCAACACGGTAGATGACCAACTCAAAACGCGGTTCATGGACGCTCAGCAATCGCTGCTCCATGGCGTGAGAAAAGGCGCAGGCGAAGCAACGGATTATCAGCGCGGGCAAGCACTGCAAAAGTCCGTGACCGACTATGACGCGGGACTCAAGGCTAAGGCCGACGATCTGTATCAAGCGGCTCGAAACACCGCCGGCCGAGACATCCCACTCGACCCTCACAAGTTCGTCAACGACACCTCCGTAGAGCTTGATCAGCAGATGCTGGGTTCGAAGTTGCCGGCGGACACGCTGAGCTGGTTCCAGAAAGCGACCACTGGCAAAGAGCCATTCGACATGGGTACCGCTTTGCAGCGCCTACAAGCGCTGAACGGCAGGATTTACAGCACGAACGATCGCGCGGAAGCCGTGGCGCTCGGGATCGTCAAAAAGCACCTGATCAATGCGATCGACAATGGCGAGACGGCGGCGTTCAACCCGGCCCCAGGCATGCGCAGTCCAAGCTCGGTCCCGGGCGATTCGAGGCAGCCGTTCACTGCCGCACAAATTGGCGGGCAGGCAAGGCTTCCAGGCGCAGCACAGGGCTTCAATGATGGTGGGATAGCCCCATTCCAAGGTGGTGTTGGTCCTGTCGGCGCCGGCCAGGCAGGCGAGCAAGCAATTCCTGGGATTGCGGAGGCGTTCCGCTCTGCGCGCTCGGCCGCAGCTGATCGGTTCCGATTCCAGGAAGCCAGCCCACTGATCGAGAAGGTGTTGAAGGGCAACTACGCGCCCGAGGATCTGCCGGAGATCGTCGGGAAGATGAAGGTTGACCAGCTCAAAGGCTTATCCCAGCTCGAACGGGAGCGCGGCGTGCCGATAATGAGTTCGCTTCAGGATGCAGCCCGGGCTTATATCCGCGACTCGGCAACACTTCAAGGGGAAACAGGCGGGTCGTTCACAATCAATGGCATGCGCAAGGCGCTCGACAGGATCGGTCCGGAAAAGGGGAAGGCTCTTTTTGGGACTGATGGCTGGGCTGAATACCAACGAATCTTGCGGGTGGGCGGCGCTATCAACAATCCACCGATGAAGCCGGCCGGGTCGACCACAATGCCGAACTTACTGCGCTTCACACAAACCCTCGGGAAGCTTCCCATTCCAGGCGCCAAGGGGCTGCTCGACATCACGATCACTGCCGCCGGCAAGGCCAAGCAAATGTCTGATGTTGGCTCAGCGCTAAATCCGCCATTGAGTATGACGGTACCCAAGAAGCCACAATCAAGCTTTCTGCCATTGTTCATGGGGCCGGGATTGTTGGGGTTTTCGGAGCAGTAAGGACTAGTCCTCGTCAGGCTTGATCAGGACGATCTTCCTGATCAGGCTGCCCTTTGGTAGATACTTTTTGGCAAGGATGGTCAGCCAGTCTTCCAGCTTAACCAGTAGCTGCACGCCGGCGAGGACGGCGGCAAGTTGTATGGCCTGCGACAAATGATCACCAACCATCAACGCCTCCAAGCCCGCCTAGCGCGGGCTTTTCATTGGGATGAAAAAATGCCGCTTCCTTCCTCGATCAATGATTTATCGACCACGGCTGGCAGTAACAGCCCTGCCGGATCTGAATCGCCATCGCTCATCGACGACTATCTGCGCACCTATGCATCATACATCGCACAGCTGCGCGACGGCGCGCAAAGCAATGCGTTCAACTTTGCAACAGCCGGCGGTTCGGCGAATGCGATAACGGCGACTTACTCCCCAGCGATCACCACGCTCAGCGACAGTACGGTGCTGCTCGCCAAAGCCGCAGCAGTGAACACTGGCGCCGCCACTTTCAGCCCGAACGGACTGACGGCCAAGCCAATTGTCGATCTGTGGCATGGCGCACTCCAGGGTGGCGAGATCGTCGCCAATGGCGAAATCTGCCTTCAGTACAACTCCAGCGTTGGCGGCGGGTCGTGGATTCTGATTTACAGTTCAGGCATCCCCCAGCAGGCCCCGGCGATTGTTGGTTCGAGCCTGAATATCAGGATGAACATCGCCGCAGCGAGCGCTTCAGGCACGTTGACCGCTGATGAAGTGGTAGTAAAGTCGGCCCTCGGCAGTTATGCCAGGACCATCAGCAACTTCAACAAGACGATCAACCTTGCCACGACTGGTGCCGGCGGCATGGATACAGGCACCGCGCCTGTAAGCGGCTTTGTGGCGCTGTATGCGATTTACAACCCAGGCACTGCGACAGCTGCACTGCTCGCCACCAATGCGACGTCCGCCGCCGCGCCGGCTGTTTATGGCGGGGCAAATATGCCGTCCGGGTACACGCTGTCAGCGCTGCTCACCGTGTATCCAACGAATGCGTCCAGTCAGTTCATTGTCGGAGCTGTTGAAGGGGCAAAGGTCATTTTCGGCCCGGTCATCACTGCTACGCAAGGCTCTAACAACGGCTCGTACACTGCGCAATCTCTTTCCGCCGTCGTGCCAAAGAATGCCAGGAAAGTCGGTGGGTATGTAATTCACAGCGCCTCATCTTCCGGTTCCGTTGTCTCATCTTTTTTGGCAAGCGCCTCATCTGGAGTAGGAGAAAAGGTACTTGGCGGAGGAAGCGTGACAACTAACTCAGGATATAACCAAGCATTCGAAGATCTAACAATAATTACAGCTCAAACCATTTACTTCAAAAACAGCTCATCAATTGCCGGGCAGTCATTCACACCATTCATTAGTTCTTACTACATCTAGGGGCTGAGAGATGTCCATCTATGTAAACTTTCCAGATCCTGAAAAAACAATCATTGACGCGTTTTTTTCATCGGAACCAGATCCTAATTACTGGCCAAATGCAGGAACTGTTGAATCCGATGACCCGCGCTGGGCGGTTTTCTATTATGCCCAACCGGAATTCATTCAAGGCTTTCTGCCCACACCTACTTGATGGAGAAAGCCATGCCTATCTCATCGCAGCAATTGCTGCAGATCCTCCCGAACGCCGGCGCCAAAGCCGGCGTTTTTGCACCCGTCCTCAACACTGCGATGCAGCGCTTCCAGATCGTCGGCGCTAAGCGCGCTGCTGCGTTCATTGCCCAGACCGGCCACGAATCCGGGCAGTTTCGGTGGGTTCGTGAGATCTGGGGGCCTACAGCGGCCCAAGCCAAGTACGAGGGGCGGGCTGACCTGGGCAACACCGTTGCGGGTGATGGCAGGAGGTTTTGCGGGCGAGGCCTGATCCAGATTACCGGCCGGGCGAACTATGCCGCGTGCGGCGAGGCGCTGGGCCTGGACCTGATCAATCAACCTGAGTTGCTGGAGCTGCCGCAGCACGCTTGCATGTCGGCTGCCTGGTGGTGGTCAACGCATGGGTTGAACACGCTGGCCGATGCCGGTGACAACGCCAACATCGGCAGCATCATCAACACCGGTCGTCGCGGGCGGACTCCAAATGGTGCTGCTGAGCGCCAAGCCTTCTATGAGAAGGCATTGCAGGTGCTGGCGTGATCGCCGTGCCGTGGAAGGCCGTCGGCGCCATTGTGCTGGTGCTTGCCGGTGCAGCTGGCGCTTGGCAGCTCCAGGACTGGCGCTACGGGAAGCAACTGGCCGAGCAGGCCCGGGTGCACACCGAAACCCTGAATCAGCTGACCATGGCCACCGCCACCGCGCAACAGGCCGAGCAGGACAAGCGGCTGGCGCTCGAGCAGCGTCTTGCTGCCAGTGACAAAACCCACTCCGAGAAAATGACCAATGCCCAAAAAGACCAGGCTCTTCTGCGCGATCGCCTTGCCACTTCTGATTTGCGGCTGTCAGTCCTCCTCGACGCGGGTTCAACCGGTGGCTGTTCAGTGCCTGCCGCCCCCGGCGCCGTCGGCCTGGATCATGGCCCCATACGCGCCGAACTTGACCCAGCGCATGCTCAACGAATTGTCGCCATCACCGACGAAGGTGACCGGGGACTAATCGCTCTGCAGGCGTGCCAGGCGTACGTACAGGGTTTAATGGGAGTTCAGCCTTGACTCAGAAAGCACCAAGCATCTTTTTAACTGTTTCGGAAAGAAGATACGGAGCTATCGGCGTGGCAACAGTAATTGCATCTGCTAGCCCTCCGAGCGTGTTCAATATCCTCGAACCAGTGTCGGTTTCGTACAGTGCGCTTCTGTAATCGCTATCAAAGAAACTGTGCCCGAGCATTTTCTCTATAGAGTCAGTAACCGGGATTGTTCCACCGAGCCTATACTCATCAAGAGCTATAACTATCTTCCTGATAGATCTTGTTACGTACTCTTTGACCTTTGCTTCGAAGTCTCCGGAAATAACTTCTTCGATTAGCTCGTTTAAAGCACTAATGAAATCGCTAATTTCATTAGTGCTTAATTTTTCAGGTCTTTTTGTATCAAGTAGGTCAGCAGCAGCCGTTAGGTAATCTATTGTCGTGTTGGAGATTTTTACCATGAACGAATCAAATTGCCCATTCAAATTTTGCACGGTAAAGGCAGTGTCGACGCTACTCTTCCAATACGCCGCCGCACGCTCTTGTCTCGGGAACAGTTCAATGACCAGCGAATAGGCTTCATCTGAGAGCGTCATGACTTTCGATAGGCGTTCATAGAGCAGGGGAGCATTATTTCCGGTATTCAGAATTTGAGCCCATGCGATACGCGTGGTTACGGACCTGTCTATGGCTTGCGCTTCGAGTAGGAGGTCTAAGAGGCGCGCAGCTGGATTGCCATTTTGCATATTTCCAAGGTCCTTTCGGGTGATTTTTTGCTATCTAAAACTAGCTTACTCCATACCGGTTTTGCTAGAACAAAACGCGCCAAAATGACAGGATTTTAGACAGCAAAATGCCGGAAGACACGATTGGCGTGGCCGATGCACTGTTCCAGGCCATACTGCAGCATGACTGACGCGCAGAGCCAGCAAATCTAAACATTGCCGATTCCCGGCATGAGCTTTCAGCGTAGACCCAGCGGCGGTGCCTTTTTCACAAAACCTTTGCCTGCGCAGGTCTGGCAGTCATCGCGTGCTCCAAATCGATCCATACATGACGGACAGGTGCAGAACGCCGCCGATTCGATGTGAGGTCGCACCTTTTCGAATGCGCGCAGATCACGCTCTTCCTGTGCGACCTGGCCAGCATCAACCAGCGCACGGTAGGCATCGGGGTCGTCAATGGGCCGGTAGTCGACGCCTCAAATGACCCGTTCAGTCTCGATCAATTGGTAGCGCTGCCCATGCATTTCCAGTGTCAGCCCTGAGATCGTGCCGACATTCCGGGAGATTCCCAGGTTCAGATGTATTCCTTCTTGACCCGAGTAGACTTTCCCATCGTAGGCGAAAGACGCGCTTCGTGGCGTGGTCGAGAAGTTGAAGATCGAGCGACTGATCGTGCCAAGTAACTTCCCGTTGTCGAGTTGTACAACGTCGTAGGTCGAAGCTCCGCGGTAGTAGCCTGACAAATTCTGCAGCTCCTCGACGGCGTGCCAGTAAGCAGCGTCTGCCATCTCGTTCATGTCGAACAGCTCAAGCTGATCAATCAGGCCCTCGGCATTCAGTGCTTCAGCCATCTGATGGAGATTTTCGCGGTGACCTTCCGGGTTTTGCATGCGGAAGTCGTGGTCGTCGAGAGTGGCGCGCCATCGTTGAAGTCGCAGAGATTTGGCTTGGTCGAAATTCATGGATCGGGGGTTCGCTGTACAAATACTGTATGTATGTACAGTAATTCAGTTGCGCGCAGTGGACGAGGGTGAGGCGACGAGCTGCGGTCGTGGGATGCTTTCGGCCAGAAGCGGCCAATGGATAAACTACTGGCATTTGATCCGAAAACCACATTGGCTCAGAATCTTGCGCTTGGTACACCAATGCCGCTTTGCAATCGGGGTCTGTTATCTATGCTGAGGTTCGGTACCGTCATTCTATTACTCTGTCTTACCGCGTGCGGCTCAATCGAGCACACATCAAAATCAGCGCAGTCGATTGATAAGGTACTGCTTGCGGGCAGGGGAGATGTTGTATTGCGCATAGATCGTGAGCGAAATCTCGAAAACGTAGTTGGCAAAGCGGATATTTGGGGCCGTAAAACGAAGGAGGGTTTTTCGGAGATTCGTTTCGCAGGCATAGAGTCATCTGGAGTAGTTGTCCTATACCGCAGGGATGTGGAGATTCTAAGCAATGAAACGACGCTCACTAGGACCCCAATGTCAGTTTCCTCCGGTTCAGCCACAACAACTGGCTCTGGTACCGCAAGCAGGGTAGGCAACACAGCTTTCGTCTCAGGCAGGACGCAGACCACAGCCTTGTCCACAACCGTCAGCTCAGGAACTGATTTCCATCTTGCCATTCCTGGCGATGCAGTCGCCATCCGTCTCGCCCCGGGGGAGAAACGTCTGCCGGTCTCCGGCTACGTTATAGAGGTCCTTACTGCCTCAGCGAACTCGATTGAATATCGCGTTAGCCAAACTGAACAGTAACCGCGCATAAAATCAAGTTATTGCATCTGTATCTTGCTGCAACAGGCATAGCCTGTCTCATCATTGCACTTCTATTTTATCGACAGTCCGTTTTGTGTGGAAAACGTTCGCTCGCAAACTGCTGGTAGTGTCTGAAAGCAGTCACTCAGGCGTCATCAACAAGGCCAGGGTCATCTTGATGAACTCCTCATTCCGATCGATTGCGGCCAGAGACTCGCGAACGTTTTCCGCGACGTCGGCGGATCCGCGCTGCTCAACCCAGAGGGTGAGCTCCATGATGGCAGCCTCAAGAGCGAGCTGATTTTCGTTAATTTTGAATAGCAGGGAAGGGAGTAGATCCGAGTTCGGCATTTTGGTTTCCTCCGTGGACGCATCCAGCGTAGCAGAAAGAGCGTTTGGTCAGCACGACGCCGGAGGATGGGTGAAACTTGGGAGGAAAATACGGGAAGGTCGCCTTGGCGTGGTGGTGGAGCAGCGATTGACGCCCCATCACTTCGAAGCCCGCTAACGTTATTCTCGCTCAGTCTTAATAGCTCGCGAAGAAAAGATCTTGCCGCACAACGTCAGAATTGCACCCAGTACAATTAGGCAAAAATTCACTTTAGAAAACCACTCTACCTGGCCGCCAAGCTCTCTTTCTCGCTGATTAGTCGCATCCATAACTCTTGAATAAGCTTTGCTGGCTCGCTCACTAGTACTCAATGAGGTGCTTTTGAGATAGGCGGGATCGTTAATCGAAGGTAGCGAAGCTATATCTGAAAGCGCGCTGAGCACTGAAAGATTCACGTCTTTCTGAATCTGTGATTGCCATTCGACAAACGACGCCTCCAAACGTCCAGACATTTTGACCTGCCAAAAGCTAGCTACAAGCAGGATTATCATTCCCGCGATCTCAAAATAAAAACCAAGCCGTTCTAATTTTTTATTCGATTCTCTCGACGTCAT